CATACTGTTTCCCCCAATTTCCTTGCACCTGATTTCTGCTTGTGCTTCGTTTATTTCCTCATCTCTTGAAACTTTAGCAACCCAAAATGGATACCATTCTTTAGTATCTAATATTTTTAATACAGTAGTTATGCTTGGATAAGTTTTCCCCGATTCTGTTTTATAAAAATGACCTTCTTCCGTGTGTGCTGTTTCTACAAACGGTCTGTCGATCTTATGTTTTATATGCTTAAACATTTATCTATTAGAAGTGACTAGTATATTTATATGTTTCAGGATATATTAAAACAACTTAATACAATAACAGGTGAACTAAAATTAACTAATAACTATCTTAGACAAATAGAAGAAAACCTTAGAGTTCCAAATATGATTGAATGGGCTAAATTTAGAAAACAGTTGATAAAAAAACCTAGTTAAACTTGTCTTTTGTAGTGGTTGATCCTACACTGTCCAAAGTATTTTCTGATTGTTTAAGTATTTCATAATAGTCAAATTCCCATTGTCCTACTTTCATTACTGTTACTGCTTCAGGGTATCTCCACTCTATTGCCTTTATTGGTAACTTTGCAGTTGTACCTGATATTGTATCTCCCTTTTGATCATATAATGTTCTGGTAGTAAAGTTATATCTTTTTAATGGGTTTGCAATATATATTCCAATTCCTTCTCTTATACCGTTTAGTAAAGTTGGAACTCTAACTGTATAACTTTGTTCTACATCTTTATTTTTGGATATTATTCTATCAGCTAACCAATTTAATCCTAGACTTGAACCTACAGAAGCGGTTGTTCTGATTTGTGGAACATTTAATATTTTTGCAAACGTACCATATTGGGTTTTAGAAGCATCATTTTTCTTTCTTGAAATCATGTTAGCAGGTTCACGATCATATTCAATTTGAACATTATCACCACTTACCAATGCAGTTCCAAACTTTATTGTTTTGTTTTCTACGTCTATTTTAAATTCAGTTGAACCTATAGATGTTCCTTCATCAGAATCAACTTCTGATAACTGTGTACTATTTTTAACAACTCTAGTAGCACCTATAGGTCTAAAATCAAGTGAGTGTGTAGTTCCTGTTACACTTGTTAAATTAGGTTCAACAAAATGAGCAGGTAGGTTAGCACCTATTACGGTAATATCGTTTATCAAAGATACGTTGTCTTTTTTATCTGCATCAATGGTAGTTCCATTTTCACCGTGGACAAATTCTTGACCTGTAACTATTTTTGCTGGATCTTCTACAATTAGAACTTTATGTGGATATGTAAAAAAGTCAGCATCACCATCTTCCATTAAGTTTAAAAGTTGAATTAATTGTACTAGCCTACCTGAAGCAACAAATTTAGATATGTATTTACTTCCAATAGATAGATCAGTATGAACTCTAAAATCATTATCTGCACTTCTTACCATGTCGTGTATAATGTTTTCTGCTTGTTGGTTTGCAAAGAAATTTTCCGTTCTTGTGGATAATTCCCAAGATGCCTGAGAAGAAGACCATATACCACCTGTGCTTGTAGTTCTAGAATCAACATCTGTTTCAAGAAAGAACTTTCCTGTTCCTCTAATGTATAGTTTTTTATTTTTTAATTTATCCTCTACTTTCCAAACCCTACCCCTTATTTTAGTTGTGAAAAATTGTGGGAGGCTACTCTGTATTATTTTTGCATCGGTATCACTCAAAACGCCACCTGTATATATTCTGGTTTGTGCAATTTTACACTTAGCAAATTTAGCAGATGAAGTATAGTCAACCCCAAATTTCATTGGTTGTGTGTTGTCAAATGAAGTTGAATTGTTACTTGTAACGTGTTGAGTCAATGGCTTCTTTGTATTAGTTCCACCTACAGATATTGATATAACACCTGCGACTCTTTTAACTCTCACTAATGTCCAAACTGTAAATGATCCGTGTACGGGTGAAGATGAAGGATTTGCAGAAATTATATCACTAGCAGTTGTTCCATTATTTCTAACTCTTAATATTATATGATCATCAGTTGTTGAAAAATTACCTACTTTATAAAATAATTCTAATCCATTACCCGAACCACCGTTATCCCACTTGCTAAACAAACAATGTTCACTATCACCAGATTCACCGCTTACTCTTTGAAACCAAACAAATATATCAAAATCTGCTGAAAAATCTATTACATTTGGCGTTGCAGATGATACAGGTAGTGGTGCAGTTACGGGGTTTGTATATTCTATATAATTACTTGTTCCGTTAAAATTTGCTACAAACCTATGTCTAAACTTACCAACACCGCTACCTTCTTTCACATAAGTAACACTTCCATTTGTAGCGTGTTCCCATATATCATAACCTGCCTCATCTCTAGGACTTTGTTGGTAATTTACTATAAAATTTAAATAATTTACATCTGCAATATCTTGGATATATTTTAAATCATAATTCTGTTCAGTTGTAAAGTCACCAGATAATAATATTTCTGCTGTATCTACTGCCCTTCTTCCTTCCCTTTTTACACGGGAATTAATAACTGGAACTTTTTGTTGTCTAGTTACCACTCCTGAAGTAATCGTATCTATAAATGCCATAACTTTAGTCATTATATATCACCTAAGTCCAAGTGGAAGCAACCCCGTCTGGTATGTTTCCATCTGCATCTTTTACGGGGGTAAACTCTGACCACATACCTTTACCATCTACTATACTATTTGCTCTTATTCTAACTCGAAATTTTGTATGTGGAGATAAAGAATCTGTTGGTGTTGTAAATGGTGAAGCAGTTTGAGCATATTTTTTATATTCTATTGCTCCGGTGGTTGAGTTTAAAAACTCTAAATCATAATCACTTACTACGTCAGCACCGCCTTTATAACTTGGTGCTGTCCAACTTGCTGTAATTCTTCCTGCACCCCCTCCTAATGAAGGCATTACTAAACCAATACTTGTTGGTGGTTTTGCTACATCTCCATCTAATGTAGTTATAACCCTACCTTGAATAAATGCCATTTGAACTTGAAATGTAACAGGTGCAGAACCGCTTTGTGAAAATGACAAACTAGTAACAAACCCATCAAATACAAGATCCTTTTCACCGGTTTGATTACCATCAGAATCTAAACTATATCCTATTACTAACTTAAATTTGTCCTGTATGGAATCTCCTTGCATACCGTTTGATAAGTAAGCTAGTTGTTGTGGTACAGTTTTTACATGGGTGTACTCATCAGATTTTTTACCAAAATTTAAATCAGTTGCAGAATTTACAAGTGTCCATGCCAAATTAACTGTTGATGTATTACCTTCCATTTTTACAAGAACGTTTTCATCAGCTTTTTCTTCTGGTAATGGCATTGGACTAATTGGGGTTCTTACATTAATGTTAAACGAATCAAAATTAGGTATAGTATAACCTAAAACTTCTGATGATGTTAAGTCGTCAGTATCAGATACTTGAACTAATTTTATGGTTACCACTATTTGTAAACCCCAGATTGTATTTGTTCTAACCAATAATCAGCAGTTGACTTATCTGGTATACTTCCTATAGTTACGTTTACAGTTGTGTTATTAGCACCACCAGCACCGGTTTTTTTAAACTCTGAAACTTGACTACCACCCTGAACATTATGAGCAAATGGATTTTCTTTACTATAATCTGGTGTACCTATACCAACACCAAAGTCGTCTATTCCTTTCCATTTATTTGAAGCATCATTAGCTCCAGTTGTATCACGCAAAAACTTATTAAAATTCATTTTAGCTTCTTTAAATTCTGGAACCATATCTAACATTCCTGCTACCATAAAAGCAGTTCCACCACTTCCTACTCTTTGACCACCAAGTAGGGTTTTAATAATATTTCCACCACCCTTGTTTATTGTTCCACTAATATTCTTACCTGATGATCCTCCTTTAGCACCTGCGGAAGATCCATATTTTTTTAGTGATTCTTGCATCCAAGCAGGTTGACCGAATTTTTGATTACCTGAACCCACACCACCTGCACCTGTTTTAACAAAACCGGGTTTATTTTGGGTTACTGTTGCAGTTGATCCAAACCCACCTTTTCCTGTAGCTTGAAATGCTGGTTTTGCAGGTTTTAGAACATTGATAAAACCTTGTATTACACTTTGAAATCCAGTTACCCATGCTGGTTTTGGAAACTTTAATGCACTTTTAAGATTTGTTATTTGAGCTGAAAATTGTTTCCAAGTTGAAGTTGCTTTAAGTCCGGTTTGACCTCCGGTTGTACCAATCGCTTGTTTAGAAAAATTAACTCCCGCCATTTTACCACCATAACTAATCATGTTAGTTAATACCGCACCTGCTAGTTTTGCACTAGCCATAGTTATACCAATACCACCTGCAACAGCTACTCCTATAAGCCCTAGAGAAGCTGCTATTCCTTCAATACCATCTTTACCCATAAGTTTAGATACGAAATCTCCTATGAAAGCTCCAAGTTTTGTCATAACCGGTAAGGCAGTTGTGTACCAAGGTATGATGAATTTTCTAAGGAACATTACCATTATTGGTCTTAATAAGAAACCTATGAAATCTCCAATAGGTCTGAATATAAGCATAATACTAAAGTTTAATAATTTTAATACTTGTTGTAACATTGGAGAAGAACTGATAAGTACACTTGAAACTTTTTTAGTTAATGCTAGTAACCCAACTACTCCTGTAGCAATTATTCCTAATTTTGCTAAATTCTTTCCCATATTGGCTTTATTACCACCTGCACCAGAAGAACCCCCGCCACTCATACCTCCAATAGATTTACCTGTTAATAGAGCAGCTAGACGTTTTTCAAGTTTCCTTATATCTGAATCATCAATCTTAACCTTTAGAATATACTGTTCTGCCATGACAATTTATATATTAATGGTTGATATTTAAGTTTTCCTTGTAGGTATGGATTGGTCACCCATAGGTATTCCTTGCGGTTTACCACCTTTTTTCATGTCTTCAGTCACAGTTGACAGTAATCGTTTCATATATTCTACTTCTTGGGAGTCGACTTTTTCTTTATCCCATCCGAAGTTTTGGGCACAGAATCCGTAGATGCTGTACTTATTTCGTTCATAGTTTCCTGACCAAGATATGTTTCCATCCAGTCCGTCAAATAATCTTGAAAAGGGAATTTTCGTGATACTACCTGAATCAATGGTTTTATATTATCATAATCTAAACTATTAATTACAGGCTCATTAATATTAAACGGTGCTTTTACCAATGCTTTTGTAAGTAATCCCATTCTGAATTTTGATAAACTTAATTTTGGTTGTCCTGTTTCTTCATCAACAGTTGCACATTTATCCATAAGTGACTCAACATCACCAAAAGATAAAGATCCTTTTATTGTAAATTCAGTATCTTTTCCATCATATTTTAAAACTACGGTTTCATTATCTATCATGTTACATAGATAAGATTAGGTGTATATAGGTGTTTAGGAACCTTTTGGTTCAGCGTTTGTAGTTGCGGTTTGTGCAACTATTACTGCGTTTTTAATTTGCCATGATATATCTTCAAACACAGGTTCATTTGGCTCAAGTCCACTTGTTGAATGTGAGTCAATACCAATACCGTCACAAGTGATTTTAATTGTTTTTAGTCCGTTACCTGTTCCTTTGTTTGTAAAGAATAACTCTAATTGTGCATGAGATCTAGTTTCAAGTGTAGTACCTGAATCCTGTTTAATTTGTTCCATTATGTTAGTTATGAATGATTTGTCTTTAAGTGATAATTGGAATTTACCTGTAATATCAAACAGTTGTCTGTAAGCACCAACTGCGAAATGACTATTCATTCCAAATAATAACTCACTATTTTGACTAAATGATATATCCATACTTTGAATTTCTGTTTGTGTTGCTAATGAATCAGATGTATTTCCTTTCCATTTAAACAAACCGTGTGCAAAAGTATATGGGAAATTCATTAAATCAGTTGCACTAGAAGCTGAAAATGTTGCTGTTGGTTGTTGTTCTTTAGCGTATGAAAAGTCAGCACTTGCGTTTACCATGTCGTCAACTGCGGCAGAAATTGATAATGAGTTTAATGTACAACCGCTTAATTTTCTAGTTAAGTTAGCAGTTTGACCTTGAAATCCCATTTCAAGTGTAGAAGTTCTAACTGTACTATCATTTGCAACTGCATCATAGGTATGAGATGCTGATGCTGAACCTGAACTAGAGACTGAAGTTGGAGCTCCAAATAGAAGACCTAAAATCCAAGGAGAACTTAATACGAAATCTACTGATATTGAACCTGTTTGTTTACCATAAGCATAATCTGTTGGTTTGATACTATATAATTCACTAAGAGTTTTTTTACTGTTAGAAATACTAAAACCTGTTATTTTTTGTTGTAAGCCAAATTTTTTCCAAGATGGAGTACCGTAGGGAGTTCCAAACGCTGAAGCTGGATTGTCAAAATCCCATTGTAAATACGAATTAGCACCTGTGCGAACCATAACTAATCCTTTTTAAAGGTTCTTTGTATTTAAATATTACCTATGGGTTGAGATACATAGCATCACAACTGATAGTATATCTATATAAGTTACGATATTCTTCGTTAACTGAAGTAATTCCATTTGGTAATATACGCACATAATTTCTATTATTAATATTCAATAATACGTTTTCCTTAATTATTCTCATTGTTTCATCAACTAGTTGTAGTACACGGGCTTCACTAGCACTTGTTCTTATATCCAATGTTAATGATACATCGTGAAGCCAATCCCAAGTAGGATTACCTGCACTATCAGTATATTGTAAACTGAATATATCAGCACTTTCAGAATCTAAACTTACTATGATCTGATCATATATTCTAGCACCTACCCCTACTGCTTTAATTTCCCATTGTTTGTCTATCTTAGGCTTTGCTCCACCGCTTGATTTCCACTTGCTTCCAATTAAGGATACAATGTCGGTTACAAAGTCAAGACCTGCTATTCCTGCCATTATCTATATTTCCTCACTTTTTTATATGCCCTATCAACCTTATTAAGATTTTTTTTGTTAATTATCTTTTTAAGTGTTTTATTAATCTTCTTTAATGTCTTTTTTTGAGAGGCTTTTAAGTTCTTTAACTTCTTTGAAAGTCTAGCAAATCCATTAGGTGCTTTAGGTTTAAATTTGAACATTTTTCTTTTGGATGGTACAGAGTTGCCTCTTATGAAATTTCTAATTGCTTTTTTTACAAACCTTCTTGGCTTAATACCATTAGATTGAATCTTTCTTAGTATTTTCCATGTTACCGATAGGTTCTCATCTTCATCTGTTATTCCCAATTTATGATATACCCATATAGCTAGTGCATCAAAGTTAACCCAATTTCCCGGTGGCATACCGTATTCTACAAATTTTACATAGGCACTATCGCTTACAACGTGTTTATAACCTTGGATTTCCTCAACACTAAATGAACCAGAAAGGTCTTTCATAAAGTTTATTTTTCCATGTCGAGTTCCATCTGGACTTTCTAATCCCCATTGTATTTGTGACATTAAATCATTTGCAATATCATCTGTTAATCTATCAAGTTCTGCAAGGTTAACAGATGATATATTTGATACTGCGTTTAGAGGTGATTTAAATGCCATATTACCATGTAGAAGTTATTTCGCTTCTGCTCCATATTATTTGATCAATTTCCTCTTGCCATCTATCCATTACTTTATTTTTATCAATGTTCCCTTCCCCACCGTAAGCAATTTGTGACATTTGGAAATCAGTCCCTAATATATCAATACAGGTCATTAATTTACAGGCTTTTTTAATATCTCTTGGTATAGGTTCTGTAACGTCTTTAATCCTCTCATTATCTCCCCCGTATCTGTATGTTACCCTAAATCTATTGGTTCTAAGTATTGTAAACAAATATCCTCTTAGGTAAATAACACCCTTAATTTCTTGGAAATATATAACTTGGTCATCACCCGCACCTGTTGGTGTTTGATCTGACCATTCCCCACCATCCCAAATTTCAAACTTGTCTCCTTTTGTGGAATCAAAAGTTTTAAGATTTCTCTTTCTTGGGAACAATGGCATACCTCTACCCCAATCATATAACTTGTTTACACTAAATTCTTCTGTTACAAGTTTATCTGTAAGCCATGTATGACCTGTTAGTCTGTCAATTCTATCCTCGTTATCCATTATGTTTTCATCTACCATTGAAGTATTTGGATCAGTATTAGGATTAATTGCAATTCTTATCCAGTCTGCAATATCACTAGAAGTACAATAAGTTGGAACCCTAACTGTCATATATAAGGCTTGAGTTAATGATATTTAAATTATTCGTAAAGCACATTAAGGCTTACAGTACCGGTAACTGCACAAGATAATTTTTTGAAATTTAGGTCTAAATTAATATGAACGCCTGTTCCTGCTAAAAGTCTATATATTTCTGGTGCTGTATTTGCAGTTACTTCAGCAGGTGTACCATTGTAAAGTATTATACTTCCTGTATCTCCTGTAGCAGGTATAATTGATTTTAATTTACCTGATCTATTAACTATTGCACCTGTTGCAGTTGCTAATTTTCGTGCATTTCTTCCTGCCATAATATAAAGTATAAAAAAGAATGTTATATAAGGTTTCCCTTATACACCACGAATTATAACGGTCATGGTACAAACGGTATTTGCGGCTACGTTTGCACTAGTAGTTCTTACTCTACCATTGAGTTTTGCTGTAGCGGCAGCTGATAAAGCTGCTTCTACGAACTGATAGGTGTTCAATGCAAAGTCATTAGTTTCTTCAATAATACATGAATAGACTTGTTTAAAGCCTACTTGTGTAAAATCACAGGTAACTAATCCAGCTGCAAAGCTTCCTACTCCAGTAATTGCAATATCACAAACCATTTCTTTTTCTACGCCTACTCC